TTTTCAGGTTTTAATACTAAATCATTATCTTCTAAACTATAATTTGTATAAGAAGTTAAAATTTCTTGACCTACAGGATATAGTAAAGTTCCATCTAATCCATATACAAAATATTCAATATAATCTGTAGATGGGGTAAATGTTGAAGTAGCAGAAGAGTTGCTTATAAGATTTAAATCATTAAAGGAATAATCTTCTAAAGATAATCTTCTAGGATCAATATTTAATATATTAGCTGCCATTATGCGAATTGTTCTCTGTCGTTAAATTGATCTCTGTTGGTAGCACCACCTCTATTTACTGGTCGGGGAGCTCCTAAAAGCCTTTCTACAGCTGCAGCCCTTCTTTGTTCTTGTGGTGGTGGAGATTGAGGTGAGGGTGGTGCAGGTATACTTATATTTGGGACTTTTTCTGTTGAATTAGCTTGAGCTAGACTTTCGTTTGCTATGCCCGAGGCAGTAGTTGTAATATCGTTTAGTTGAGCACGTAACTCAAGTAATTGTTCTCTTAAAAATGTAATTTCTTGTTGTAAAGCATCTATTTCTAAAGATTGAGGAACAAAACCTATATATTCAGTACTAGCTTCAATTAAAGTAGTATGTGAATTTTCTCCTGCCTTTGGGATAGTAAAAAATAAAGCACTATAATCATCAAAAAATTCATTTACAGTTGGTAAATTATCTTCTAAGGTTAGGGGGGTTGGTGGTACTAATTCCGAAAAATTAGTATCAATTGTATTAATATAAGACCCACTTTGAAAATTTATTTTAATTAAATCTACCTTGCTCATCCATTAACTACTTTAAAATAATAGTTATCATCATAAATTGTTGTACTTCCACTAGCAACAACTTGAATTAAAATTTTATAATATCTTTCTGGTTCTAAACCATTCATATATATATCAAAATAACTAGAAGTATAATCAGCACTAATTTGAGTGTAATTATTATCAAAATTTACTACATATTCATCTGTGTCTAAATCTTTAATAGCATAATAAGATGAACCAGATGGTAAATAATGTTGTTTAGTATACAAAGAAGAAGTTGCCCAAACACGAGCAGGATATTTAGGTCTACAATTTAATCTAAATCTATTAACACTTTCTGAATAGAATATACCTGGGTTTTCTGCTAGTTCAATAAATGCATTAGGTTGAGATAAAACACTAATAGAGGATGTTGGATTCCATGTTGAATCATCCCATCTAATTTCTAGTTCTGGTGGGTAGATTGTATTAGTATCAACACTATAATATTGTAATACAGGTTGTAATTGTTTGTCTGTATTAAATTCAGGGCCATTAGCAAATTTTATTAAAAACCCATTATTATTCATAGAACCACTATACCATTCATGAACCACAGTAGTAGCATCTACGTTTAAATCTTTTTCTGTACGTGGGCCAAAACTTTGAGTTACTTGAAAACGTGTAGTAACACCTCCTTCTGTTTTTCTTACAAACCAACTTCCCCCACCTTGTGGAGCATAATCATAATTATTATAACTACTAATTACATATGAACCAGACGTTCCAGAAATATCCCATACCCCATCTTCTCCAGATTGAGGAGATACCCAACAAGCTCCATCTGTTGTAATAGGTTGATCTAAGTAAGTACCTGTACCTTGGTTCCAAGATTTATTAATAGGCCAAACTGTTACATATGTACTTTCACTTATACCTTGAGCCGTAGCTATATATGATTTTAATCTTGAATCCCAACTTCCTGTAACTTTATTATTAATAGTATCTCTAATTTCATCTGTATCAAATGCAATTAAAGTTCTTGCTACAGAAGGTAAACTATCAATTGAAAAATTTAAATTAGACAATTGATTAATAGGATCTATCCCAGTATTCATTGAAGGAAACATTGAATATAGAGAAGTATCTTTATATGGGAATAGTTTATATACTGCCATTTTATTTTTTATTTATAAGGGTCTATAGCCCTTGCTATTAAGGTTGGATCTTGTAAACTATCTGTATAGGTTCTATTTGGGGTGTAAGGTTGGGTTGTAGGAGATGTTATAATTTCTGCTCCTACTTTTGTTATGTAAGGAACATTAATTGGACCTCCTGCTGGTTGGGGGTTTTCTAGATCTAAACTAGAACCTTTAAATTGAGCTTCGGGGTTTCCTTGTTTTGCTGGGGCGATTTCTGGGTTTTCGGAAGCTAATCCTACCCCAGATGATACCCCTTTATTATATCTATCTAAGAGACTCATAATTTTATAAATTTACTATTTTACCTACTATATCACTATTAGGGAATTTTACTTCAAAAATCATTGGATCTATTGATGGGTATAATACACCATTTACAGTAGCACCTTCTGTATCATATGAATATTGAGAATAACTTCCATCTGCTTTATTAACAATTTCTAATGATTTTACTGTTTGAACTCCATTAACTTTATCTAATAATATATTTAAATCTTTAATAATAATTGGTTGATTAATTTGCCAATTAAGAATATTAAAATAATTTTGTAATTCAAGAATACACTTACGTAATACTTCTGAGTTATTAAAATTAGGTAATGTAATAATTTCAAAGTTTATTCCTATGTTAATAACAAAAGCATCTTTTATTGCTATTGAATCACCTATAGTTCTAAATTGAGATAAATACGTAGATAAATTTTGTTTTAATGTAGTATTAGCTGAAGTAAGATTACCACTATTATTAAAGGCTAAAGTATACATATCAATATTAGCACCACTATTTGAATTAGCTTTAGCTTTTTCAGTATAAACTTTTGCTAATTTACCATATTTTGAAGGTAAGGATAAGGCTCTTACAGTATAATCATTTGGTGTTACTGCACGATATTGAGTATTAAAATTAGAAATGATATTTTGTTTCATTTCTTCTAAACTATCTCCTCCCCTACCTCCAGAAGCTGCAAATGGGTTTACTACTGCTAAAGAATCAAAAGATGATTGATATAAACCACTTGGATCTGTTGTAGCATAATTAACAAAAGTTTTGTTTATACTTTTAATTAAAGTTAAATTATTAGCAGGAACATTAGATGATACCCCACCTCCTGTTAAGTATCTTATAGTTAAATCTCCTGTAGGAGCAATACCGTAAGTATTTGTAAATATAAAGTTAGTAGGAGAATATGCAGTTGTTAATTTATCTTTTTCAAAAGGTAAACCTAAACCTACATTATCTGTATTTGGGGTAATTTCTTCATCTACATTTAAAGTTGTTCCTGCACCAAATTGAATTTGTAGTGAACCGCTGTCTAAAAATCTTGTTGCAAATCTACGTTGGGTTTGTTTTAATTGTAACAAGTAGGGTGTTTCACCTTCATTTGAATAATTATTAGGATCATTTGGGTTAGTATTACGAATAGAATCATATACCATTTCTTCTGCTAAATAGGGTACTTCAGACCATACATTACCATCAGCATCTACTATATCTAAAATACCTACAATATTAGGAGCATTTATAGTTGTTGTAAAAAATTCTTGTGGGCTTGATCCTGCAGATATGGTTACTGTATTAACTGCAGATGAAATTGCTGAACGTGATTTTTTAAGTAAATATTGTGTAGGATTATTACTTCCATCTACTTCATATACTGTTGCAGATGTAGGATCAGTAGAACTAGATACTGTGAAATCAATTGGGTCTTCTGTTAAAAAACTAACTGAGGTAAATGAATTAGATCCAATTTCTGCATTTTCTCCTATTAATAAAGCATATCTATAATCAGGTTGGTATACATCTACACCTGAGGTTTTTGCTGGTACTGTTTGGTAAAAATCTAATTGGGAGGTTGCAACTCCTGTTACTTTAGGTTTATAACCCATAACATATGCTAATTCAAATAAATTATCAATATTATTAGCATATTGAATAAAAGTTTCATTTATTTGATTATCTTGATAAAATGATAAAACATCTCCAATATAAGCTGACATTTCCATAAACATCATACCTGGGGAGGCTTCACTAAAATCAGTATAAGTTGATGGAAAATAAGTTTTGGAATAATTAATTATTGCTTGTCTTAATCCAGCAAAGTCTTTATTTAAATATTTTATGTCTCTTGCTTGTGCCATTATCCAAATGTAATTTCTAATTGGTCATCTACTGACTGATTCTTTAATGAGTAATATAATTTTACTGTAATAGTTTGGCTATCAGCATTACCTATTACTTGTAAATCATTTATTGTTATTTGTGGGAAATTTCTTGTTATTGCCCCTGATACATCACTTTTAATAAAATCAAAACTTTCTTGTTCGATTTGGCTAAAAAGATATTTTCTAAATCCAAACCCAAATCTTGGATTATCATATCGACTTCCAGGTTCAGTTAATAAAAAATTAAGTAAATTGCTTTTAGTTGCTTGTTTTGAAGTATAGGTAGTATCAAATACTGCCCCATTTGAAAATGGAATACCTACCCCTAATCCAATATTAGGATAAAAATCAGTACGTGGTATTATTTGATAATCAAAAGCCATTTATTATTTTTTATTCATTAATCCCATAATTTGATCTAAACCTACATTACCTTCAGGTAACTTAGCACCTTCCCCTGATGTATTCATACCAGGTTGGACTTGTAAATTTCCTCCAAACCCTTGAGCTTGGGTAGAGTTAAAACTTAATGTGTCTTGACCGGGTTTCATTCCATCTAAGACTCCCATCATATTTTC